GCGTAGCTGGAATCAAAAACCCCGACGCGCGTAAAAAAATTCAGAATCTCCTCGCTCCCATTCCCGCAGCCATCAAGCTCATCGTCGACACCATGGGCCTTCCTATCTCCACGTTGACGCGGCCGTGCGACGGAGCGTGCGCAGCTTTTTACTTCACGGAGGTGAATGATGGACCCGCAAACCGAAGCCGAACTTATAGCCCTGGGAATTCAGTCGGTGGAGAACCTGTTCGAATATTTCACACGCCGCAAGCAAGCAAGCGGTCTTACCGATCAGCAGCTCTTGGACGCTGCCGCCAAGCTGAACGACGCGGCCGTGACCAGGACTCAGGCGTTCCTTTCGCGACTCAACGCAGAGGGATAACCAACCCGCTGCGCGAGGCGTGGCTTTACTCATAAAAAACGGCTCGCGGCGAAACTAGGGCTTCTGCCTTAGCTAAACGGCCAAGGCAAGGAATTAGGCGTCGCGAGCTGTGTGAAGCATCACAAAGTGCCTTGTGAAGCTTCACACAGGCCTTTTAAAGCAGTGATCAGACCGGCGCAGGCAGCCCGGAGGAGACGATGCAGCAGATCAAGCAATTCTTGCAGGGGAAAAAGACGTACTTTTCGGCGGCGCTCATCGCCCTGGTCTCTTGCATTGCCTGGTGGATACATGTCATCGGTTACACGGAAGCGCTCTCGCTTCTCGGCGTGGCTGGAGGCATGGCCGGGCTGGGAGCAAAGTCTCAGCGGACCGCCGAAACGATCCTGGCTGTGCTGGGCGATATACAGCAGGCGCAGGCAAAAATTCCTCCAGGACAGAAGCTCGACACGAAACAGCTTGCAGCGGATCTCGGCAAAGCGGTGCTGGCAAACTTCGCGCAGACCGGAGCTATGCGAAGCACGCCAGCAGGCGCGGTGAGCAATGTCGTGCCGCTGCCAGCAGAGACGCTGTTGCCCACTGATTTAAAACCGGCGACTTGCGTCTTTTGCGGACTCGCTGTCACAGCGAACGGCGGATTGTGTGACAGTCCGCGCAATGATTCAGCGCCGATGGGTAGTGGCAAGCGCTTTCACATTTTCATGACAGTCAACGGGAGCGCCGCGAAGTGACGCTTCTCCCCAAAGAGCTAGCGCTGAAGCTTCCAGGATGGTTGCTTAGTGGCGGCATGGGCGCGGGCGCTGCCATCGCTTATGTGCTCGCCGAGCGCGAGCCGAAGGCGCTGATTGAAACCTTCCAGCGTTGGGGCCCGTGGTCGCTGATCGGACTCGTTGGAATGGTCATCGCCAGTCGTGTTGGTGAACGCGTTATGGACCTGGGCGAGAGGGCGATCCAGGCCGTGACGAAGTCCGCGGCTTCGCAACAAGAGCTGGCGGACGCGGTCAATCAGATAGCGAAGAAGGACGACCAGGAATCTTATGAGCAGCGCGTGTTGATGGGGCATATAGGCACGCAGACAGAAAAAATATTGACGCGGTTCGATGAACTGGAAAGACGTATGAACGACGCGGACCGCGCTAAACAGGCACGAGGAGCAAGCGCATGAACCCGTCCCCACTGGCCGTAGAGACGCGGAAGCGGCTTCGCGGCGAAATTCTGGAGTTGGTCGATGAAGGCCACAGCGAGCAACGCTCGCGATTCACAGACGTAATTCTGTGGGGCGTGCTGCAGCGGCTGAAGTATGACGTGAGCCAGAACGACGTGATCACGGTGCTGCAGGATCTTAAGGACAGGAACTATCTCACGTTTGAGCAGGACAAAGACCGGCGCACGAATGCGGTCCGTATTTCGCAGATCCAGATCACGCCGTCCGGACGCGACCTGCTTGAGGGCACCAAGATGGATGCGGCGGTCCACATCCTGCAATGAGATCGCAGGAAATGACGCGCTGCCACGTATGTCAGAGGCGGACGGTGAATGGATCGCTTACGTGTGACAGCTGTAGGGACATCGGGCATCGGGATTTGAATTGTGAGCCGTGCCGGCAATCGAAGGTGATTTCAATCGCGAATGGCAAGTAGACGCAAAACCGGACAGAAGCCACGCAGGCGGCAGCCGCTGAAGATGGACAAGCTGCCCACCGAGCTGCTGGACCGCGTAATGAACGAACGCGCTGCCGGCAGGACGTGGTCAGAGATCGAGGAGCTGTCGCCACGATTTGAGGAGTGGGAGAAAACGAGCCCGGATATCCGTGCGGATTTCCCTGGCCGCAAGCTGCCGCACTCGACGTTGACGCGATGGCACGATCTGCGCGTGGAGCAAGTGAAGAAAGAAGTACTCGCTGACCAGGTGAAGGCGCGAGAGATAGCGGGCTTATTCGCAGGCAAGGAATTGAAGGACCTGCCAGAGACGGTCCGCACCGCGATAAGCGATCAGCTGTTCGGCATGATGCAAAACGCCGACGAGAAGAGCAGACACAAAGTTGTCGCCGGAATGCTGGCCCTGGGCGCTCTGCTGAACGAACAGCGCAAGGTCCAGTTGAAGGAGCGCCAGATACAAACGGATGAGCGCAGCCTTCAGCTGAAGATTGATCTCATACGCGAAAAAGTCGAGAAGCTCAAAAAGGGCGTCGATGGCAGCGACGGCAAAAAGAAACAGCTCTCGCCGGAACAATTGAAACAGCGGGTAGACGAGATTTACGGACTTAGTGCAGCCTAATAACTCAATCACGGAAAACATCTCGCCAGCCGCGCTGGTCGCTCTCTATGCGTACCAGAAGCGTTGGATCACTGATGATTCGCGCTTCAAGCTTGCGGTGAAGGGACGGCAGGAAGGTTTCACGTTTGCAACCACGCTGCGCCACGTTCGCCGCCGCATCGCAAAAAAAGGCACGACGGTCTGGATCTCCGCGTCGGAGCGGCAATCGCGCGAGGCCTGTGAATATGCCAGGCTGCATCTATCCGCGCTGCGTGAAGTCTTTGAAGAAGACGAGCTGAAGTTTCCGAACACAGACGAGAAGGCTCTTCAAATCACACTCAACCACAATGGCGCCAGGATGATCTTCATGCCTGCGAATCCCGATACGATTCGCGGTTTCTCTGGCGACGTTGTGCTTGATGAGTTTGCCTTCCATCGCGATCCGGTGAAGATCTGGCGCGCGGCCATGGCCATCATCAGTCGTGGGCACTCGCTGGAAGTCGTCTCCACTCCCAACGGACAGGCGGGCAAATATTGGGATCTCTGTAACGCTGCCGGCGTCGATCCGCTGGGCGCAATGACCGTGCGCAACTGGACGAAGGGCATTTGGTCCGTTCACTGGGTTGATATCTATGCCTCGGTTGAAGAGGGGAACCCTGTGGACATCGCCGCGCTGCGCGAAGCAGCAGGTGACGAAGATACCTGGCTGCAGGAGTACTGCTGCGCGTTTCTGGCGGACGCTCAAAACTACATCCCTATGGAATTGGTTGTTGCGTGCGAGAGCAGCGATGCGCGGATGGATACTCCTGTCGAGGACCTGGTTGGCAACATTTATTCCGGCACTGATATTGGGCGCAAGAAAGACCGGACCGCAAATATCGCGATGCAGAAACTTGGCGACGTTCTGTGGATGCGCCGCATGGACGTTCTGGAACGTACTCCTTTCCAGGTGCAGTTTGATTTGATCGATCCCATCGTCGCTCGATCCAATCGCTCCTGTGTCGATGCCACGGGGATCGGAGCGCAGCTGGCCGAGGACCTCCACGCAAAGCACGGCCAGAAAGTTGAAGAGGTCACCTTCAACATCGAGAACAAAGAGAAGATGGCCACTGCGACGAAGCGCCTGTTTGAAGAAAGAAAAATCAGGATCGCCTCCGCGCCCGCATTGCGCCGGTCCATTAACGCAGTGAAACGTTACACCAGCTTGACCGGACACTTCCGTTTTGATGCGGACCGCACCGATGCCGGCCACGCTGATGAATTCTGGGCGCTAGCTCTTGCTGCAGCTGCAGCTTCTGGTCCAGGGATTTCAACCGACTTTATCGCCAGCTCGACGAGCCAGGCGCATGTGTACGTGTAAACGATGAGCGACGAAATAAATCTCGTGAACATGGCATCCACTGCCGCAGCGGTACCGCCGCTGCCGCCAAAGGATGAGCTTGTCAGTGATGAAGTGCTGCAGGGATCGCAGCGCACCACGCTGGCGCTCGCCCAGGGCTTTGCCGGCGTTTCTGATCCCACAGTGATTTGGCAGTCCATGATTCGCGACTTCCGCACGGCCTTCATCTATTACCGCGAGCTGGAAGAAAAAGATGATGACGTCTCCTCCGCGCTGGAAATGCTGAAGCTGGCCGTGTTGTCGAGGGAGCGGCAGGTAATTCCCGCAGATGAGTCTTCGCAAGCGCAGGAGGCCGCCGACTTTATCGCCGCGCAGCTCGCCAACGTGCCGGCTTTCCATGAAGTGCTGGAAGCCATGCTGGACGCTCCGGCTTACGGTGTGCACATTTCGGAAGTGATGTATGACGTGAGCTCCGGCCAGGTTGGATTGATCGACATCAAGGACCGGCCGCAGGAGTTGTTCAGCTTCAATCCGCAATATCTGTTGCAGACAGGGCCCATGCGTCTGCTGACCAACCCTTATGCCTTCGATGGCGGCGAGCTGGTACCGGAGCAGAAATTTCTCATCTTCACCTTCCGTCCGCGCAGCGGTAATCGCCGTGGACGGCCTCTGCTGCGCCGCGTGTTCTGGCCGAGCTGGTTCAAGCGCCAGGCGCTGCGCTTCTGGTTGCGCTTTGGAGAGAAAGGCCCAGGCACGGCGGCGGTGATGTATCCCTCCGGAGCAAATGACGACGAAAAACAAAAAGCTCTTGCCGCAGCTGAGGCCATCGTCAGTTCAATCGCCGTGGCGGTACCGGAAAACTTTCAGCTGGTGAAGGAGTTGCTCACTTCCGCGCGCACGCAGAATCCGGCCGTGTACAAGCAGCTGATCGATGACATGAAGTATTCCATCGCGCGATCGATCGTGGGGCAAACACTTACGTTGTATGCCAACGAAGGCGGCACTGGATCTCGCTCCATGGGCACAACGCACGCGAAAATGTTTTATCTGAAAGAAGTCGAGGTCGCGATCAAACTGCAGACCGTCATTCAGGACCAGCTGGTGCGGCGGCTTACGCTGTGGAATTTCGGGCCAACGTGCCCGGTGCCCAAGTTTTCCATCACGACGGAAGATGAGCAGGACTTGGTGCAGCGGATCGGCATCGACAGCACCGCCCAGTCCATGGGCGTTCCGATTACCAAGCAGTACATGCAAGAGACGTACGGGTTCCCGGAGCCTGGCGCGCAGGATGAAGTGCTGGTCCGTCCGCAGGGAGTAACGGCGGGCGCGATCTCCAGCGGCGCGGCGCAGAATCCCAGCTTCACTGATGCCGAGGCCATCCACAACGCTAAGGAAGTTTCGCAGCTTCTAGAGTCGCTGCGTGTAAGCGTTGCCGATCAATACCAGAAACGCATTCACGAGATCGCGGCTGCGGTCCAGGGCGGAGGGATTCAATGATCTCCGCAGCACATCGCGCCGTGGCTGTGGTTGCGCCTCAGCTGATGGCCACAAAGTTTCAGAGTGACGTGGGCGGCATTATCTCTCGCTACCTGGCTGCCGCCGATCTTCTCGGCCGCGCGCACGTCATTGAATCTGCCGAGCAGAAAACCGGAAAGAAATTCAAGCTCGCGACCACGGCGCAGATCGTGCGCTTTAACGATCTTGGCTTTTACAGCGTGCCGCCGAATCTGGCGATCGAGCGCATTCTCAAGCTGATCGGCATGAGCCGAAACGCGTTCGATGGCTTGGCCCAGCGTTACAAAATGCAGGCTTTCACCATTGCCGGCGTCAGTGACGTGCGGTTAATCGAGCAGATTAAACAGGCGCTGGTGGACGTACTTACCCATGGCGGCACAGAAAAGGATTTTGAAGCGGCCGTCAACGCTCTCACGGATAAAGCAGGCGTTGCGCGTCTTACGCGAACGCAGATCGATACCGTCTTCCAGACGAACGTGCAGACGGCATATCAGAACGGCCGCTTTGAGCAGCTGATGGACCCTGCAATTCTGGCTGCGCTCCCTTATTGGATGTATCGCACTGCAGGCGATGATCGCGTGCGTCCGGCGCATGCCGCGCTGGATGGATTCGCCGCCAGAGCAACAGATGTGGTGTGGCACCGGCTTTATCCGCCGTGTGGATACAACTGCCGCTGCACGGTTACGGCCGAAGCGCCAGATGATGTTCCTGATGATTCGGATATTCCTGGTCTGTCGCGGATCCCAGCAGCTGCAGCGCGCGTGCCAGATCCCGGATTTGGAGGCCAACCATGGCTACAGTGACATTGAATGGCAAATGGATCGAACTCTTCCGCGCAGGTAATTACGGTGAGAAGGGCAGCTATACCGCTGCTGATATCGACAAGATGGTCGCGAACTACGATCCGGCAAAACATGAGGCACCCGTGGTGATGGGACACCCTGAGATGGACGCGCCGGCTTATGGCTGGGTTGAAGCGTTGAAGAGATCCGGCGACGTGCTCCTGGGCAAATTGAAACAGGTGCCAGATCAGTTCGCGCAGCTGGTGAATGAGGGCCGGTTTAAAAAGCGGTCAATCAGTTTTTATCGCGGCGAGAACGGACCATCGCTGCGGCATGTAGGCTTCCTCGGCGCAATGCCTCCCGAGGTGAAAGGCCTGGCCGATGTGAAGCTTGCTTCCTTCAGCGCGGGCGCATTTGAGGCAATCGAATTCACGGAGGAACAAGCAATGAATAGTGACGAGATCAAGAAAAGCTTTATGGAATCACTGAAGGAGTTCTTCAGCGAATTCATGCCCAAGAAAACAACCGATGGCGGCGATCAGGCCAAGGCCATTGAAACCGCCGTCGCCGCAGCCACGGCAAAGTTTGAAACCAAATTCACCGAGCTCACTACGGAGCTCGCGAACGAAAAGAAGTTGCGTGAAACCGCTGCTGCAGCCACGTCCACGCAGACGCAGACTGCGTTCGCTGAAAAACAGATGCAGCGCGTGAAAGACAAAAAGCGCTGGCTGCCGGCGTTCGACAGGATGGGCCTGCCGCTGATGTTTGCCGAACTCTCCAAGGTGGAAACGAAGGTCAGCTTCGGCGAGGGCGACAAGAAAGTGGAGAAGCCGGCGGCTGAAGCATTCGCCGATTTCATGATCAGCCTGGGCGAGTTCGTGCCATCGGGCGAGCTGGCCAATGGAGCGGAAAGACGCAAGGGCAATCTGGTCCAGTTCACCGAGCCCAGGGATCAGCACACGGTGGTCGATCAGGATTCCGTGAACCTGGCGGAAGCGGCGAAGGCGCTGTCGGTCAAAGAGAATATCCCGTATGGGGACGCTCTGCGCCGCGTGCGCG